GTGTTCAGCGAGTCCTCGCGGAACACCTCGTCGGGTGGCCGGAGCTCGCGCACGGTCGTACCGTCGGCGCGTCTGTAATTGAAGACGCCTACGCGAGTCGGATGGCCGTCGACGCGCAGGAAGCCCTGCGAGGTGCGCCGGCCCTTCGTCGGCAGACGCGAGAAGTCGTAGCGCGCGGGCACGCCTCGACCTTAGAGGTCGGTGAGGAGGCCCGCTCTACTGCCAGCCGCCTGCGTACTTCGGCGCCTCGATGCCGCGGGCTCGGAAGTGCTGCTCGCGCAGCCCGAGCAGCCGCTTCCACATCGCAGACTGGTCGCGCTGCAGGGCACCGAGCGAATACCAGACGTTCTCGGGGAGCTCGCCCGTCTCGTCGAGGTAGGCGAGCGCAATCGCCTCCGCGCCTGCGGGGTCGTCTTTCTGGACGTTGTCGTACAGCTCCACTGCCCTCATTTTATCGTCCAGCCAATGCGCTCGAGCTCGGTCGCCAGGACCGTACGCTCGTAGGCTTTCAAGCCTGGCACGACGTCGGCAAAAAGACGAGCCGCCGACGCGGGGCGGGGCACCGAGTCCGTGCGGCGTTTGTAGGCGATAGCCGTCTCTTCGAGCACGCGCAGCACCTTGGCCTCCGACCATCCGGTCAGCACCTGCAAGCGCGAGCAGACCACGGCGATCATGTCGTCATAGGACCGCAGAAGGTTGCTCACCGGCGCCCACTGGCCTGTCTTCTTCGACACTTCTGGCAGTCCAAGCACGTCGCTTCCCTGGGGGCGGCCCTTGATGCCGAGCAGCTTCCGGGTAGTACGGCGGGAGAGGACCTCCGTCACCACCTCCTCCACCAGCAGGCCGGACAGCGCGTAGAAGATCTCCGGCCCGTGGCCATGAATGGTCTCGTGAAAGAGGGTGTTTATGGACTTTCGGTGTAGGTCCGTGAGCTGGGCGCCGCTTCCCTTGGCGAGCTCTGCCGTGGCCTCCGACAACTGCTGCGCGACTACGGGGTCGATGGTCATCTCTCCGGTGTCGGTCTTCCACGATGCCCGGATGCCAGGACCAGGACTCGCAACCGTCACCACGTCATCGCTCGGAAGTGCTGGCTTTTGGACAGCGCGCAGGCTGCGTTGCACGAAAGACCGCGCCGCCGCCCGAGCGGCCTTGCCACCGTCCTTTGCCTGCCAGCCCTTGGCGATTGACGCCCGGGCGCCGCGCGCACGCGACGTCGTCTGCTGCGGCGTAGCGGCCGGAGCGGCGGCCGGTGCAGCCGCCGGCGGCTGCACGCCCATCGCCACGAGCAGCTTGTCGACCACGGGGATCGCCGAGCACCTGCAGCGCACGTCGCCGCCAGGGTGGTTGTGGCCGCCGGCCGCGTTGGTGACCGGCGCCGAGTCCCAGCGGCAGCGCTGGCCATCGAGCACGCGGTGATGCGGGCGCACCCGCTCGTCCTGCGAGGTGCTCCAGTCGTACTCCGCGATTCCGAGGCGCGTTTGCCGCACGCGCGTGAGCTCGCCGTTCAGCTTGCCGACCTGGTCGACGGCGATCAGGTTCGCGCGCGAGCGTGCGAGACCGAGCTCGCGTTGCAGGTCCCTCGAGATGTCCTCGACGCGTCGACCCTCGCGCACGCCGCGCAACGCAGCGGCCTCGATCCGTGCGAGCGCCTCAGTGCCGAGCGATCCAATCAGCTTCACGTTCTGCTTGGCGAACGCTTCGAGCTGCGCCTGCTGGTCCTCGGCGACGGGCAGCGGGTTGAAGCCGGTCTGTAGCTTGAGCGTGGCGCCGAGCTCGGCCTTGTTGCGTGCCGCGACATCGACGGCGATCGTGCGCACGGCCGTGTCGATCCGCTGCTCGTTGACACGGGCCTCGTAGTCGGCGACCGCACGCGCCATCGCGTGCTCGACGTCGTCGGCAGGCGCGTCACGGCGCTCGAGCTCGCGTGCGTGCGCGAGGATCGCCGGCATACGCGGCAGCAGGTGCTCGCGCACCGCGGCCCCGAGCTCCGCCACCATGCCGCGCAGCAAGATCGAGTAGCGCAGCGCCGCGGCGTTGGGGAACGCTGGCGGACGCACGCGAGTACTCGGCCGGCGTGCGAGGCCGCGCTCGCGTGCAAGCTCGCGCCGCATCCGCAGCTCGAGCGCCTTCTCGGGCCGCAGCACCGCTACTCCTCTGGCTCGAGATCAGGCTCGGGCTTCGGTGCGTTCGGATCGATCGGCTCGGGTGGGTTCTCGAGGCGGTCTACGGCGTTCTCGACGCCCAACTTGAGCATGGTCTCGCGCGCCTCGACGTCGATGCGGGTCTCGGCAGACCAGCCCCCTGGACCGAAGCGCGAGAGCGCTACCTCTTCGGGAAACAGCACCTGCGCGTGGACATAGGCCACATCGGATTCTGCCTTCAGGTTCTCGATCTCGGCCTGCTCCTTCGCGGTCGGCGTCCAGAGGGGCTTGAAACAAATGTCCCACGACTCCGGCTCGCCGCCCTGCTCGTGCCACAGCATCGCGAAGAGCTTGCGGAGCTGCGGCTTGACCTGGGCCTCGCGCTCGGCTGCGCACTGGTCGCGAAACCATCGCAGGTCCGACTCGCCGGTGGCGTTCAGGCCCGACGGTGATTGCCCGAACGCGATGGTGGCCGGCATGCGGGCCGCGGCTGCGAAGCGCAGCACGAACATCTGCATCACCTCCGGCACGCCGGTCAACGGAGTCGGCTTGCGCTCGAACTCCTCGCCGTCCGCGTCGAGCAGCACCGCCCGCACGGTCGAGCGGGCGAGGTCCATCATTTCCATGCGGGCGTGGATGACGTCGCCGCCGCCCGCTGCCATCTGGTCGGCGAAGCCCCGCATCTTGAACACCGCCTGCGCGACGTCGGCCATCAGGTGAGCGACCGAGCCCCACGTGGTCTCGAAGTCTTGCAGCACCTCGTGCACGCGCTGCAGCACCGACTGGTCCCAGCCCATCAGCGTGCGACGCTTGGTGGGAGTCGTGCGAGCTCCGCGGAAGATCAACATTCGCGATTCGTGAATCGCGAATCCGCCGGCGGCCGAGGAGGTGACGGGCCCGGACGAGGGCACGCGCGTGATGCGGTAGAGCTGCGGTCGGCCGTACTTCGGCGCGCGCGGGTCCTCGTAGTAGCTCAGGACCTGCATGTCGCGCCGATCGAAGGCGGTCAGGAACGTGACCTTCTTGACCTTCGCGGGATCGAGCGGATCGATCTCCCCGAGCCCGTCCTCGACACCCACATACACGCCCCCACCACCGAAGAGCCTTCCCCAAGTGAGGCCTTCGACGAAAGCCTCGTGTCCGCCGAGCTCGCACCAGCGAGCCATTAGGGCGTTTGCCTGCTGCGAGTCGTCGCAGGTGAGCTCGAAGCCCGAGCGCATCATTTCGTCGACGGGCAGCTCACAGACGCGCGCCGCGAGGTCGTTGCCGTCGTAGAGGTTCTCGAGCTCGGAGTCGCTCAGCGGGATCGACAGCGCGAACGCCTGGCCGCGGCGCTTGTCCCGCAGCACGTTACCGAGACCGGTGATGGTGTTGATCCAGCCGTCGTGGCGGATCTGCCGCCACACGTGCTCGACAGTGGATCGACTCAGTACGCCTCGCTGCATTCGATCACCGGTTCTCGAGCGCCTTGCGCCAGCGCTCCATCCCCACCGTATCCAGCTCTGAGAAGGCCCGGGACGCGGCGTCGATCTGGTCGGCGTGCTTGCCTTCCGGGAAGGCCTCGGCCTCGGAGAAGAAGCTACCGTTCCACTCGCCCCGCACCACCTTGACGTTCTGGGCCTCGGCCTGCGTGCTGAGCGGGCTCGCGTAGGTGATCTTGTCCTCCTTGGCGACGAGCGTGCGGACCACATGGCCGGGCAGCATGCGCTTGAGCTCCTGCGCCTGCGCCTTGCCGGCCTGGCCTGGGTCCTGCCAGCACGCCTGCACTACCTTCGGGCCGTCCTGCTGGGCTGTGGTCTGGATCAGCGCCCGCACCTGCCCCGGCGAGCCCCGGAGGCTCACGACGTCCTCGAGCCAGAATCCTCCGTCCGAGTCGATGGCCATCAGGACGCCGCGCGTCCACGACGGGTCGGGGTTCTCTGGTGTGGGCTTGCTGGCCGCGAGGTCCCAGCCACGCGCGCGCCTGATCACCTTCGCCCGTGGGCACGGCTTGTCGACTACCTCGAAGAAGCCGCGTTGGAAGTACAGGCCCGCGGCCGGCGCGATGTTCCAGTTGCCCTTGCGCAGGCGCAGGCGCTCGACGCTCTGCAACGAGTGCAGGTTCGCCTCGTAGCCGGGATCACCGTCACGCAAGATCTTGTTGTCGTCGAGGGTTGCGGGGATGAAGGTGAAGCTCTTGGGCGGGATGCGACGGCCGTTGGTGTCGACCATCTCGGGGTGCTGCGCCTCGAGCTCCTCGCGGCTGTCGCTCCAGTGCAGCTGATCGTCGCGGCGGTAGAACCACCGCACGACGCCGGACCGCTCGGGGATGGCGTAGCCGTCGGCGTCGATCCACCAGTCGACGAGCCTGCGCACCCAACCGCCGACGGGATCGCTCGCCGGGACCGGGTTCATGGTGGCGCGCACGTACGCGCGCACGTGCGACAGCGAGCGAGAGCGGCTCAACAAGTACCAGAACTGCGACTCGAGGAAGTGCGGCAGCTCTTCGAAGTGGATGCCCGCGTACGCTTTGCTTTGGTGTTGTTGGGTGTTGAGCGCGTGTTGCAGGTGCGAGAGCTTGACCGATCCCCCAGCCGGCAGCGCCCAGGACAGCTCGGTCGTGTTGGAGCGCGCACCGAAGCGCGGATAGTGGGCGAGCGTCTCGGACCAGATCGACTCCGCGCCTTTGAGCTCGCCGGTCGTGCGCCGAAAAATGATCGCGTTAAAGCGCGGATCGTCGAAGTAGCGGGTCGGGTAGATGGCCTGCGACCAGCTCTTGCCGCCGCCGGCGCCGCCACCGAAGAACACGATGTCGGCGTCGGACGAGAAGAACGCTGTCTGGGGGCCTTGCTGCGGCGCGATGCCGACCGACCACCAGTGCTTGCCGCAGGTGCAGATGTGTTCGCAGGCCGAGAGTCCGTCGTCGAGCAGCCTGCGCGCGTAGACGGCAACGCGCTCGGGCGGATGCCCGCACCTCACGGCGCCTCGTCGCGCACCCGAATGCCCGCCTTGCGAAGAAATTCAGCGGGGCTCAGGCCGTGGTTGAAGCGTGCCTTAGTGAGGATGGCGTTGACGACCCGCAGGCTGCGACGGAACCGGCTGTGCCGCTTGGCGCACGCCTTGGCGCAGTAGTCGTGGTTTCCGGTGCGGCGCACAAACATCTTACTGCACCCGGGGCACTGCGCGGCGCCGAAGTTCCGCCGGCGCAGCGCGTGCACGTCGAAGACGGGACGCTCGCTGCTGAACGTCGCCGGCGTCGGCTCGCCTCGCGCGTGGGCGGCGCCGACGTTGCAGCCTTGGCAGGGTCCCAGCTGCGAGGGCCGCTGCTGCGCGTGCTCGTGCCGGCGCACGCACGCGGCGCGTGTCAGCACGCACCGCAGGGGCACGCACCGGAAGGTGTCAGCCACCGTCGGCCTTTGGCTTGACCCGGCCCGCGCCCGGATAGTGGTAGTGCACGACCGCGCCCGTCGCCGGCAGCGGCGCGCCGTCCTTGCCGGTGTGCTCGTGCTTCTCGACCACGAGCCCGACGATCTTGGCCAGCAACGCCAGCGCGCCGAGCTTGTCGTGCTGCTTGACCGCCTGGCCGTGCCGGCCATCGCTGCCGAAGATGTCCCGCACCTCAGCGACCGCGTACAGCTGATCGGCGGTGAGGCTCTTTGAGGCCTTGAGGCTCACGCGATCGGAATCCCACTGCGCCACCTGCCCGACGTCCGAGGTCGCCAGCACGAGCAGCCGCCCCACTACGCTCTCGAGGCTGACCCCGAGCTTCGAGCACACGTCGCTGGCGCGCCTCTTGAGCTCGGCCTGCAGGTCGGGGTCGCGCAGCATCTCGTAGGCGCGCTCTCGAGCGCTACGCGCCGGAGCCCCGGCCGCGCGGGCCGCACGCGCGCCGTTGAAGTCTTTGAGGTACTCGAGCACGAACACGTCGCGCTTGAACGTCGATCGCTGGCGGCCCTTCTTCTTCACCCTGCGACGCCTCCGAACCGAGCGGCGAGCTGCTCGACGGCCTCGAGGCTTGCGCACTCGATCTCGAGCCTACCGAGCCGCACCAGGAAGGGCGCCGGCGGCAGCTTGCCGGTCAGCGTCACGACCTCGAAGCTGGCTGTGCAGTCCTGGCAGGTGGCGGTTCTTGTCTTGGGCATAATCGGCTCCTCGGTGGTGGGCTCGGGCTCGGCGGCCTGGGTGGGGGTCGCAGTGGTGATGGGCGGGGCAGGTTCCGGCACAGCAGCCGCAGCGGCGGCAGCGGCAGCCGCCTTGCGCGACTTCTGAAACCCCCACGCGATGTGGCCGCGCTTCTTTGGAGCGGCGATCGGGATCGAGGCCGGCACGGGTGAGCCGATCGCGGGCGCGTCATGGTGCGGCTCGCCGCGCCGGTGCGAGATCCCGATCGGGCACTCGGTGCAGGGGGTGCGGCCGTTCTTTCGATCGGCGCCGTTGTCGCGCACGTACCGTAGCGCGCAGGTCGAGCGCGAGAGCTTGATGCGCAGCCGATCGCAGCGGAAGTGCTCGGCCATGTGCAGGGCGAAGGTCATGCGGCCAGCACCGGACCCAGCGGCCCGAACACCTTGCGGAACAGCGGCAGCTTGGGGCCCGAGTAGAAGATGGCCTGCGCGTAGCGGTTGCCGCTGTGTGGCGAGCCGTCGTGGGCCAGGAACGAGATGCGGGGAGGGAAGCAGACAGGGAGCTTCCCCAGCAGCGCGCGCTGCCACGCCGTGTCCGTGCAGGCGTTGACGAGCAGCACGCCGGCGCTGAAGTCGAAGCCGGCGCCCTCGAGGAAGCGGCGCGCGAACTGCTCGCACAGCGGATCGCTGTAGGGCGGGTTGAGAAAGAGCGTCGAGGACTTCCACGGCTGCGTGAGGCCGTTCTGCGCGACCGTGTAGTAGCGCTGCGCCCCCACCACCGCCTGCGCGCGATCGTTGCTGGCGGGGTCGAGCTCGATAGAGCCCAACACCCGGCGGACCATCTCGATGATCGCGGGCGGGGTGCCCCAAGCGTCGCCGTCGAAGTCGCTGGCGGACGTCACGGCGGCGAGGTCGGGGGCGCGCTTGCCGGACTCGACGCGTGATCGAGCGGTCTCCAGACGCGCGGACCACTCACCGGCATCGAGCTTGGCCATCTTCTCGTATCGCGCGACGTCCTGTCGCGTAAGGCCCAAGCGTTTGAGCTCGCGAGACTTCGACGGCGGCAAAACCTGTTCGGTTTCCGACAGGTTCTTGCGCGGCCTGCCACCTCCGGTTGGGTGCTGCTCCATCTCGAGCGTGAACTCGCCGATCCTGCGTTCGTAGCGGCGCCCCAGCACGTAGGTGTCGGCGTGCGCGATGCCCACGACCCTGTGGCGCCGGGTGTACTCCTCGATCGCCTTCACCTTGTCGCGAATCTCGACGGCTTCGTCGACGCTCTTAACCTCGGACAAGAGCGCGCAGGCCTTCTCGAGCGAAGCCGTGATGGCGAGCGTCAAGGCACGGCCTCCATGACCAGACCGAATGGACGCATGCCTCTCGTGAACGCCTCGCCGCGGTCGCCGACGTAGAAGACCGCGATGTCCTCGCGAATCGGGATACCGTTGCAGTCAACGTCCTGGCGCCCCTCTGCGAATAGCACCTTGGCCACACGCCCCAGCCGCTGAAACCACTCGGACCCAGTACCTGGGCGACTGATCACCGCGATACCCTGCCGAAACGATCCTGCTGCGAACTCGGCCACGAGCCTGGAGAGCAGCCCCCTCCGGCTCGCGGAGACATGCACGATCACCGTCGACGCGCTCCATCGATCCGGCTCGTCTCCCGTGATTACGAGGGCATCGGGTCCTGCTAGCTCTAAGAGCGCGCTGAAGACGGGCCCGTGGATCCCAAGTTTTTCGCGACTGTACTCCGGATCCCATGACGGGCTTGCAACCAGTGGTCCTTCGGCTCTCCGAAGAATCCTCGCCTTCCCAAGCGCGATCCGTTCGGCAAACTCGACGCTCGGAACCTTGGCCAGCCGCTCAGCTCGATACACTTCTTGATTAGAAAATCCGTAGTTCCTGATCGTGTCTTGCTTGGTCACCCTGGTAGCGCTTTGCGTCTTCGGACTTGGCCCGGGCTTCGCCAGGGCGATGCCAATGGTTATTTCCCCAATTCTGCGCTTCGCGATTTGCACTAACTCCCAGGCGGCCGCATGAGCTTCTCCCCCGCGATCACGTGCTTCGGCATATGAGCGCAGTGCCTCCGCCTGTGATTGCATCTCCCTAAGCTCCCAAAGGTCACTGCATTCGACCAGCGCCGTGCGCGCTGACTCGATTTTTTGAAGTGTGGTGATTTGCATCTGCGTCATGCCTCCTCCCTCGCCGACTGCGGCAGCACAGCGCCGACCTCGCCCGCTCGAGCCGCCCACGAGCCGATAAGGATCGCCGGCGCCGACTCTTGCCCGACCACGGGCCCGACCGCTCCGCTGTCCTGCACGACGAGGCGCGCGCGCACGAGCTCGGCCGCCTTCGCGGTTTCACGTGACACGCGACCGATACCGACAGCGTCGCGCCAGCGCTGCGGATCGACGGTGAGGCGCCGCGTGTTGGGCTGCCGGCACGACACCCACGCAAGCCGCCAGCTCGCACGCGTCTCGCCTGAACCGAGCAGGCTCGCGAAGCTGCGCTTGCCACCTCGGTGATGCACGGGCGGCCGCTCGAGCACGAGCACGCACGGCACGCTCGCGAGTGCGAAGAGCTGCACGGCCGCGGCCACGACTGCGCGGACGGCCTCGAAGTCGAGCCCGTCGACCTCGCCCCACTGCACGAGCCGGCCCTGCCCCCAGATGGCCCAGCCGGCGTGGCGGCCGGGGTCGACCGCCAGCACGACGCAGCGGTGCGGTCGGTAGCTCGCCTGGCGGCGTGGCTTCTTGGGCCGCTTCATGGGCAACACCCGGCTGCTCTTGCCTCCTCTTCGAGCTGAGCGGCGCTCACCTCTCCGAATGCGCGCTTCCTTTTCCCCAGCTCTTCGGCTGGCCACGGAGACCGGCGCACGACCAGCACGCGCGCCATCGCGCCGGGCAACTGCACGTAACGCAACGCGATGTCGGTGCGTGTCGAGCACCAGCAGCACACCGTTGCGCGTCGCCGCACCGGGTTTCCGTGTTGGCCGAAGGTCCGTTTGCCCGCGTCGTCGAGCACTTCCTCGTGCAGGACCGCCGCAGCGCATCCGCATGCCGGACAATGCACGACGGTGCCGGCGGCGAACGATGCGTCGATCTGGGCCTGCAGCGCTTTCGCAGCCGCGAGCCCTGCGGCGGCAAGAGCAGCGGTCGCGGTGACGGTTTGTGACGGCTCCGGGGGCGCGAGCGCGAGCTCAAGCGGCACTGGCTGCGTCATGCGGCTCCTTGGGCGTCCACACGCTCTCTGGCGGCTGCCAGCTGCCGGCGGAGGCCGTCCGCTTGCTGCGCGTAGCGAGGCGCCTCGGCGAGCTGGTCCGCCACCTGCTCGCGCGTCGAGGGTGGGCGGGGCTGCTTGGTTGCCTCGCTCATCCCGCACCCCGCAGGTCTGGGCCGGTGTCCCGAACCCACGCCACGACCTTGAGCCGCGATTCGATCCGCGGGTCTCGGTACGCCTCGATGGCCTGCTCGCGCGCCAGGTTGGTGGTGATGAGCGTTCGGGCGCCTTGCCGGGCCTCGAGCAGCTCGCGCAGTGCCAGCACCATCCACTCTCGGTCGCGGCTGTGCTCCGTCCCGAGGTCGTCGAGCACCAGCAGGCGCGTCGCGAGCATCCGCTCCTGTTCGGCCGTTGCGTCGAGAGCCCGACTGGCGAAGGCCCGCACAACCGACGCGGCGGGGCGCTGTAGGCCGCCGAACTGTGCGAGCGCCATTGCGGCCGCGACCGTCTTGCCGCAGCCGGCTCCGCCCTGAAGCACGAGCACGGGCGGCTTGCCGGGCGCGAGCCAGCGCTCGGCCGCCCGCTGTGAGGTGCCGCGCGGCTCGAGTCGCCCTCGCACGAGAGCGTCCATGACCGGACCTGTGAGTGCCAACGCGACCCCCGAGACCCGGATCCGTTCGCGACGCTGGTCGCGCTCGATGTTCTGCCTGGCCTCGTGCTTGCCGCGCTCATGCTCGAGCGCGGCCTCGTCGTCGACGGCGCCTGAGCGCTCGACGCGCGCCAGCACGTCCCGCAGTGCATCTCCGAGTCGAGCGGTCACGCGTCCACCCATTCCGGGTTTGGCTCGCGGGCGAGCTGGTCCGCCACCTGCTCGCGCGTCGAGGGTGGCAGGATGCCGCTCGCGCGCTGCGGCTGTGGCTCCGGCGCGTCGTCGACCCACTGCTCGAGCTGGGCGAGCAGCACCGCGAGACCGAGGTGGCGCGCCCGGACCTGCGAGTCGCGCTTGAATCTCTGGCAGGCCGCACGGAAGAGCTCGAGCGCCGTGGTGCCGCGCTCGGCCGCGAGACGCTCGAGCAGCGGAACGACGGCTCCAATGCGAGTCCGCATGACCCCGCTCGTCGTCAGCCCGCCAGCGCCGTCCCATGCGTCGGCCAGCTCGCGCTGGGACTGGGACTGGGTGGGACTGCGTGGGACTGGGACGGGGTGGGACTGCGTGGGACTGGGACTGTGGGACTGGTGGCCCGCAGGCGCGCGCGCGTTCTCGCTCTCTTCTGGTAAGATTGCGTATTCATTTGAGATCTTAAAGTCTTGAGGAGAGGATTCAGAGATCGCGCGCGGAGCAGTCCCACCAGTCCCACCCGGTTTTGGTACCGATTTTGGGGTGGGACTGGGGTGGGATTCCGTCGTGGGACTGGGGTGGGACTGGGGTGGGATTCCGTCGTGGGACTGGTGGGACTGGGACTGCGTGGGACTGGTGGCCGCGAGCTGGCGGGTCACGGCGCCGAGTAGCTCCACCTCGGGACCGAAGCCGGGCTCGCGGCAGAGTCGTGCGCGTACGACCCCGAGCGCGGCGATCGCGGTCTCGAGCGATTCTTGCCGACGTGCCATCACCAGTCCCCCAGGCGGCGTTTGTTGGTGCGGACCAAGGGCGCCTCCGATCAGGAAGGTTCGACCGTGGGGGGCTCGTCGGTGTCGAGGTCGTCGTCGCTCTCGTCGCGCTTCTCGGGCAGGCGTCGGCTCTTGGGTGTGCGTGGGCGCTGGAATTCGGGCTGCGAGAAGCCGGCCTGGCACTCCTCGGCCGTCATGGTGCGGGCTGCGACGGCCTCGCCGGTGTCGTCGCGGCGGAGGATCATCGACTTGCCGATCCAGTCCGCGTACCAGGTGCAGGACACGATGCGGTCCTCGCTCTGTCGGCGCACGACACCGGCGAGCTCAACGCGCTCGACGGCGAGGCCGTCGATCTTCCCTTTGTAGTGATCGCTCTGGCGCTTCTTCTCTGCCTCGAGCGCCGAGAGGTCGTCTTCGATCTTCGCCAAGCGCATCGCGCGCTCGTTGAACTCCGTTTGGGTGAGCCTGCACGCGAGTACGCGCGACTCGGTCTGGTTGGTCTGTTGGATGGGCTCTTCGCCCGGGCTGCTGGCTGCGTTCGACGGTGGCTTCTTGGGCACGGTGGGTCCTCCTCCGGAAGCGCGTGCGTACTGACTGCGCGGGGTGTTGAGATACGGGCGAGTCAGAACCTCCCTGCGCCGCCTGCGCGGGCAGCGGCGTCGTCGCTCTGCGGGGGGGTGCAGAGCGCGGCTGCGTCGGGCTGCGACGCAGGGAGCGGTGGCGGGGGCGCGGCGTAGTAGCAGGGCATGCACAGGCCGCGCGTCTGATCGAGGTCGAGGCGCTGCGTTTGCGTGCTTGCGGGCAGCAGGCAGCGCTTGCAGCGCTCGAGCGGCTTCACGCGGCACCTCGTTCGGCGCGCCGCATCACCGAGACAGCGCTCGCAGCGTCGTGCGAGTAGCCGTAGGACGGCGCTCCGCGCGTAGGCGCAGCAGAGGCGCCGCAGCCGTCGAGCAACGCGACATAAAGCGCACGGATCATGACGTCGTCTCGATGCGGTCGAGAAAAAGGTCCGCGCCCCCACGTGCGTCGGCTGGCTCCGAAGGGGCAGAAGAGGCAGCCCGGAAGGGCGCGGATCTTTGGACGCCGTCGAGCGCGCGGCACAACTCGCGCAGCACTGGCGATGCGCTCGCGAGCGCATCGGTTTCGCCGACAGGCACTCTCACCGAGCACTGCGACCGGCAGCGCGCGCACAGTCCGCGCGCGTATTCGTGCGGGAGCATCGTCTCTCCGCAGACGCACACGATCCTGGCAGGAGCGGGCGCTGGGCGCAGTTCGACGATGCGGTCGAGCAGCTCGGGGGACGAATCGATCACAACGCGCCTCCGCTTCGGATCTGGGCCCGCTGTTGCGGGCTGAGCCCGTCTTCTGGACGCCGAGCGCACAGCAGATCGATCGTCCGCGAAGCGCTCTCGACCGTGGCGCGCCGCACCGACTCGCCGATCAGGTGCGCGAGCAGGTCGGAGCGGTGAGGCGCTGCGGGCTCTCGTGCTGCGAGCGGAAGGCCATCGATCGGCATCGGCCCGCGCGGCTGCCGAGAGAGCAGGTCGGCGCGCAGGAAGAGCGAGAGCGGCGAGGGCGAGCGAGCGAGCAGCGTCAAGGCGCACCTCCGTCGGCCACGCCGGCGTCGCCGGCGTCGTCTTCGTCGGCCAGGTATGACCGGCACCAGTCCCGCACCTGGTCCGAGCGCGGGGTCGTGGAGTCGGCCGCGTACGCAGCGCGCGCCAGCAGGTACACGCAGCCGGTCGCGATCCCGATCGCGACGCTCAGCCCGAAGCGCTCGAGTGGTGAGACGGGGCGATGCGTCTTCATCGCGGCCTCCCGCGCTCGATCGTCCTGCGCGCCCACGCCGCCGCTTCGAGCGCCGCGTCCGCGAGCTCGAGGGCTTCGTGCTCGATCGCCTCGAGGTCCAGCGTCGACAGCTCGCCGTCCTCGAGCGCGCGCGCAATCTCGCGCGGCACGTCGGCGGCCTGGTCGGCGACGGCCGCGATGCGGGCCACGTGGTTATCGGCGTGCAGCACCGCGGCATCGAGCAGCACCTGCGCGCCGTGCGCGGCGGCCTGCCAACGAATCAGCTCGAGCGCCCAAGCGCGCGGACCCGCGGCGACGTGCAGCACCGACGGCGCGTGAGGCTCGTGCATGTGCCCCCAGCGCGACACGTGCGGACGGTCGGTGCCGGTGGCGTCGGCGAGCTGCTCGTGTGTCAGCTGCGCGCGGTCGGTGGCGAGCCGCTGCGCGCGCGCCAGTGAGGGCTTTAGGTGCTTGGGCCGCAGCACGGCGGGGCGCAGCTTGGGAGCGTTCATGGCGTCGGCTCCTCGGTGTCGATCTCGTGCACCCCGAGGCGGCGCGGTGGCAGCGGGCCCGCAAAGCGGCACGCCTCGCGCAGCTGATCGAGGTGGTAGGCGAGTAGCCCGAGATCGCCTGCCTCACCCACCACCGCGCCGAGCATCCGCTGAGCGCTCGACTGCACGCGCTCGAGTACTTCGAGCCGCTCGTGCAGCCAGCTCGCGATCGGCTTGGCGGTGTCCTCGTCGTAGCCGTGGCGCTCGCAGGCCTCGACGTGAGTGGCGATCGTGGTCTGCTCTTCGGTGAGCAGGAAGCGCTTGAGCCGCAGCTCCTCGATCAGGGGAGTGAGGCGGTCGACCAGCGCAGCCACGATGCCGTCGCAGTGATCGCAGTCGTCGTGGTAGCCGTCCTTGGCCGACCGCAGCGCGTCGAGCACGATGGTCGCGGCGTCGTCCCTGCACGACCGCGCAGGCACGGGCTCGGGCGCGTCGGTGGCTTCCGCGAGCTCGGGGCCCGCGGTATCGATCGGGCATGTGGTCATGGCGCGAGGCGCTCCGTTGTCGCGGGACGTCGCGTCCGTCTTGGCCAAGCACCCGGATCGATCCCGATGACGTCACGAATCTTGAGCGCGAGCCCGAGTCCTGGGCCGCGCTCTCCCAGCTCGAGCGCTGAGAGCATCGATTGCGAGGTTTCGAGCTGTGGCGCCGCCGCTTCCTGGCTGAGGCCTTGAGCCTCGCGCCAAGCCAGTAGCAGGAGCCTCGGATGCGCAGGATCGTCACGTTCCACGCCCTTCTAACTACTTCCGTGGGTGCCCAAAGTCAACACTTCCGTGGTTGAGGTCAAAACTATAGTCGTGGTCATGGACTCGTTGGCCACGAAACGATTGGGCTACTTGCTGCGGTGGCTGCGGCAGCGTGACGGCCTGAGCCAGAAGGCGATGAGCAAGCGGATCGGTTGCTCGCAGGCGCAAGTCGACAAGCTCGAGAACGGCAAGACCGACAAGGCCGGCGTGCTGTGGATCGAGCAGGTCTGCGAGGAGTTTGAAATCCCGTGGGGCTACTTCGCAGAGCCCGGGCAGGCGCAGCTTGATCCGGCCGCGTACATGCGGGAGCACGCAGGCGCGGGGCGCCTCGAGGCGGTTGCGCGCGAGGTCGCGAGGGTGAGCGCGGGGCTCGAGGAGCTGAAGGCTCAGAAGCGCGACGAGCCGCCAAGCTCGACACGCAAGCGCACAGGCAGGTGAGCGCTCAGGGAATGACCAGGCGCACGCTGTTCCAGCGATAGCCGGACTCAAAGGTCATCGTGCCGTCCTGCATGTTGAACGAGCGCGCTCCGCAGGTGGTCGAGACCGCGCTTCCGCGGACGTCCATGTAGCTCTGGACGTAGCAGTCTTGGGCGGGACGAGCGGTCCCGACGGGCGTGCACGTCAGGTTCGCCCCGCACGCCCCAGGCGCGAATGGATCCTGTCCGAAGATCTCGCGGTCGCAGAAGATGAACACCGCGCCCGCGAGGTCGGTGATGGGTCGGTCTCCGATGTCCACCTCGGCATAGAAGACGGTCGACGTGGAGAAGCCAACAGGGTCCGTGTAGTCGACGCGACGGCCCGCCTCGATGTTGCACGTTGTCTGCAGCACGGTGGGCTCAGCGGGCTCCTGCGCGGCTGCGTCGCCCGGTCCGCCGTCGGCGCTTGCGGCATCGACCATCGCGTTGCCAGCGTCCTGCAGGGCGCCGCCTACGCCCGCGGCAGCGTCGGCGATGATGCTCCCAATCCCGCCCGTTTCCATCCCGGCGCCTGCGTCAGCGATCACCTCACCAGCGTCCATCATCGCGCCACCCACCGCGTGCGTCGCTGGCTCCGAACACGCGACCACGACACCAGCAATGAGACCGGCCACCAAGGTTCGCTTGTCCATCGAGATCCCCTCTGCTGTTCGCTACGGACTGATGCTCTCGCTCTTGCCGAAGAGCGCTGCCAAGTGCCCGCGCTCCTGCATCCAAGTCAGCTGGCCGTCGCCATTGCGCTGCGCGTAGCTCAGTAAGAAGCCCGACTTGGCCACCGGTGCCTTGTAGCGGTTTTCCTTCCATGCACGGTAGGCCGCCTCGGAGCTGTACACGTCGATGACTACCGGGTCACGGCCCCGGGCGAGCAACACGATTAGCGCGCGGAGCTCGTCGGCCGTGGGGGTCTTCGCCTCGACGACCACTCGCGCGCCGTACGCGGTCTCGGCGGGCCTCTCGCCGGCTGAGTGCGGCTTCCAACTCTCAAGGACGACCGCGGACAGAGCTGACGCAGGCGCGACCGCGGGACGCGACACCCTCGGGCCGACGGCGGACGGTAGTGGGCCGGGCGCGGATCTGCATTGAAGCCACCCTATGAACACGATCAGGAACAGCAGGGCGCCAGAGAACGGGCGGAGACACCCTGAGCGCTTCGGCGCAGGCGAGGCAGCTTCCGACAGCCCCGCGCCGGCGATGGTCGGCGCCGCGGTCCGCTGACGCATCGGACGGCCGCACTGCGGACAGCTCGCCGCCGCATCGCTCACCTTGCGGCCGCAGTCGCCGCACTTGACCAGCGCCATCGAAACCGTCCCCCGCCCGGCAGCCCGGACGGCGGAGATCTGCCTCAGGAGCGGATGCCCGGTCAACGAACGCGGAACAATCAACCACAAAAGTATTGACAGCGCGGCGAGCGACAACTACGTTTGTGTTCATGCCCTCGTCACTCACCCCCATCCCGCCCCTCCTCCCGGTCCCCTCCGCCACGCCTCACCTGCGCGACCTGCTCGAGCAGCAGAAGCGCGAGGCGGTCGCCCGCAGCCTCCGCGAGCACAGCGCCGCGTGGGCGGCCGCGCAGGCGTTCGCACCGCCGGTCGAGTGGCCCGAGCCCGCCGGCTGCTCGCGCGACTGGGCCTGCTACCTGGCGGACGGCCACAGGGGCGGGTGCTGCCGTGACTGAGCGCGCGCGCCGCCCCGTGATCGTCTTCCGCACCGCGCGTGCGCCCAGCTTCGCCCGCTGCTCGTGCGGCTGCGGGTCCTCGCTCGCTGGCCTGCGCTGCTGGTCGTGGCTCGAGCGCGACGGCAGCCCCGCCTACGGGTCGATCGGCTGCGTGTTTCCCGAGCGTGCGCTGCGCATCTCGGTGACCTGACCTGAAAGGACCATGGACGTGAACGAACATCTACAGGCAGTCCAGGACGCTGCGTGGTCGCTCAAGGACCTCTGCGACGACCTCGCACCGCGCAAGCTTGGCGAGCGCGACGTCGCGACGCTGCAAAGCGTGCTGCGCGACCTCGGTCGGCTCGAGCAGAAGCTGGTCGGTATCCGCGACAAGCGCAAGCGCGACAAGGGCGACGAGCCCGAGCCGCAGAGCAACGGCAGCAGCAGCACGGAGCCCGCGCAGCGCGCGCTCCAGACGGAGGATCCCAATGTCTTCTGAGACCACCACCACCACCGAGGCGCTCGCGGCGCACAAGCCGCGCATGCCGCTGTTCGAGCTCGTAGCCCGCACGCTCGACGTGCTGGCCGAGATCGACCTCGCGGACGGAGAGGTCAGCGCCGCCGCCGACGACGTGCTGCGCGAGCTCGGGGTGTCGCTCGAGGAGCGCGCCGAGGCCTACGCGGCGGTGTGCCGACTGCTCGGCGAGGAGGCGGAGGCCTGCGATCGCTTCGTCGAGACCTACCAGAAGCGCGCGAAGCGCAAGCGCGCCCACGCCGACGCGCTCAAGCACCGGCTCTTCGAGGCCATGCTGTCGCTGGGCATCAAGAGGATCACGGGCCCGACCGCCACGGCGGCGATCCAGAAGAGCGCGCCATCGCTCGAACTGCTGGTCGCTGAGACCGAGGTGCCCGACCGCTTCGCGCGCACGCGACGCGAGGTCGACAAGGCCGCGATCAAAGATGCGCTCAAGGGCGGTGAGGCCATCGACTGGGCGCGTCTCACGCAGTCCGAGCATCTCAGGTTCAGGTAGTCAGTGTCAGTCAGGAAAGAGAGAACAGCCATGCAGACCGCAACCGCAACCATCGCAGACCCGACCGACGCCGGAGCACCGGCAACGCTCGTCCACACGCCGCAGAGCGCCGCGCCGCTCGCCACCACGTCACGTGCTGTGCTGATGCGCCAGTACCTGGCCGAGGAGGCCGAGATCCGCGGGTTGGTCAAGCAGTTCATCGGCTCGCAGATGTCCGAGGGCGACGACTACGGAGTCATCCCCGGCACCAACAAGCCGACGCTGCTCAAGCCCGGCGCCGAGAAGCTCGTGGCGCTCTTCAACGTCGAGCCGCACTTTGAGGTCACCAACCGCATCGAGCAGTGGGAGGGGAGCGGGCTCTTCCACTACGAGCTCACGGTGCACCTCAAGGAGCGCTCGACCGGCATCGTGCGCGCGGTCGGGCTCGGCAGCGCCAACAGCCGCGAGGGCCGCTACCGCTGGCGCAACGGCGAACGCCTGTGTCCGAGCTGCGGCAAGGCCACGATCATCAAGGGCAAGGAGGAATACGGCGGGGGATTCGTCTGCTTCGCCAAGAAGGGCGGCTGCGGCGCGAAGTTCCGGGACGACGACGCCGCCATCACCGAGCAGCAGGTCGGCAAGGTCGAGAACGACGACACCTTCACGCTCGTCAACACGATCCTGAAGATGGCCAAGAAGCGCGCGCTGGTGGACGGCGCGATCGCGCTCGCGCGGTGCAGCGACATCTTCACGCAGGACGTCGAGGACCTCGGCGACCACCTGCCAGAGGACCGCAGCGTCAAGCCACGTGGCGCGCAGCAACCGCAGCGCGCAAGCAAGCCCGAGAGCAAGCCGACCGCCAAAGAGCCGAAGCGCCCGCTCTTCAGCAAAAACGCAAAATGGTCAGGCGCCGAGCAGTGGGCGGGCAAGCCGCTCGACACCGCGCCGCTCGACGCGCTGCGCGAGTACTTCGAGGCCTACCGCGCAGCACACGAGGCCTGCGAGGACGCACGGATCGGCCTGATGATGCGTGAGCACATCGGCCTCATCGAGGCCGCGATGGCGTCCAAAGAGCCGCGCGTCGAACCCGACACCGCGAACGGTGAGGCCTTCGACGTCGAAGTGGTGCGGTGATGCCGGCACCAGTAGACCTGACCGGTCGGAGATTTGGAAAGCTGGTGGTGCTCAAGCTCGGGGCTAGGCGTAACGAGGCACGCGTTTGGATCTGCCTGTGCGACTGCAACACGACCACCTCCGTGATTGGCCGCAACCTGGGGAACGGGCACACGCGCTCCTGCGGTTGCGCTCGCGTGCATCACGGAGAGTATGCGGGCGACTCGCTTCCATCGCCCGAGCTCGCGGCATGGAGAGCAATGATCGCGCGTTGCTCGAATCCGAAGAACCGCGTCTGGCACAACTACGGCGGGCGTGGCATTCGCGTTTGCGACCGATGGTCAGGATCGTTCAAAAACTTTCTGTCAGACATGGGGCGTCGCCCGTCTGACCGGCACTCGATCGATCGCGTCAACAACGACGGCAACTACGAGCCCAGCAACTGCCGGTGGGCGCTCGCCGTTGAGCAGTCGAACAATCGCCGAGGCATCAAGCGCATCGTCGTTGGCGACGTAGCTCTGTCAGCGCCCGAGTGGTCACGAATCACCGGCATCCACAAGGACACGATCCACGGGCGCATCGAGCGCGGCTGGGATCCGGAGCTCGCGGTCAGCGCTGCACCTGATCGCTCAATGAAAGGGAGGCGATATGCTTTCGCTAAGTGACCACCTTAAGCCGTGGTCGGAACTCAACATTGCTTGCATCGACTTCGAGACCACTGGACCAGACCCGAAGACCTGCGAGCCCGTCGAGCTCGCGGTCGTGCGCTTCGAGGGCGGCGAGGTCGTCTCCCGCTACTCGACGCTGATCGAGCCCGATGCTGCGATCCCGCCCGAGGCGACGGCCATCCACGGCATCACCGACGAGATGGTGCGCGAGAGAGGCACGGCGGCGAGCATGGCGTGGGCGGACGCGCAGCATCTACTGCGTGGCGCCATCCCGTGCGCCTACCACGCGCCGTTCGACCGCACGATTCTGCACCGCATAATGGTCGACGCGCTCGACGGCCAGGCCGTGGCGCGGTGGCTCGAGCTCGAAACCGCGTGGCCGTGGCTCGACCCGCTCGTATGGGTGCGGCAGCTCGATCGCTTCGTCGCCGGCAAGGGCCGGCACACGCTCAGCGCTGCGTGCGCGCGGCGCGGCATCGTGCTCGAGGGTGCCCACCGTGCCGCGGCCGATGCCGAGGCGGCGGGGCGCCTGCTCTTCCATCCGAGCCTTCGCGCGCTCGGCGGCAGCTCGACCATCAGCGAGGTGCTGCGCCGGCAGTCCGCGACGGCCGCCGACCAGCAAGCCGACTTCGAGCGGTGGCGTGCCAGCCAGCCGGTGCAGCCGTGAGCGCTCACCTCGAGGTGGTGCAGGACGCCACCATCGATGCGCCGGCCGTCAGCTACCCGGTGACCGGCGCCGACATCCGGGCACTGGCCACCCGCTACGCCGGCCTCTCGTGCGACACCCGCGTGGCGCTGAAGGCTTCCGCTCTCGACTACGGTCGCCGGGTGGACGGTGCGGCGCGCGAGCAGCGCGCCGAGCTGGTGCGGGCGGGTGCACGATGACCGCACGAAGCTACCGGAGCAACGCCGCGGCTTGGGCACACGCATACTGCAACACTACCGAGCTACTGCTGAGCGGCAGAGCGTGCGCGGAAGCGCTGCGCCGGCCGCACTCCCTAGCAGCCTTCTGTCGCGCGCGCGCCGCTGGTGGTGATTTTCCACCGACCGCCTGGGCATGGCTGTGGTGGGCCGCTTGGGTGTGGTGCACCGAATTCGCGCGAATCGTCGCGTTGCGCGCACGCGGCAGCTCACGACCCGCCGCGTCCGAAGAAGCCGCGAAGAGCAAGAAGGCGAGGGCGTGACGCTCGGCAGACCTGGTACCAACGGCGCGCTGCCGCGCATCGCGTTCGCGAATCTGTGGGACTCGATTCACGGCAAGCGCCCCGGCTGCTCGTGGGACGCCAACCCGTGGGTGTGGGCGATCAGCTTTCAGAGGGTCGAGCAGCCGTGACCCGCGACCTCGCCCGCATCGCCTCCGCGCTCGAGCGCATCGCGGCCGCGCTCGAGCTGGGCTCGCACGCGCGCAAGCGCTCGACGGGCAAGACCAAGCGCGCACGTCCGCAGTACCGGCCGCCGGCGCCGACCGTGCCGATCGACGACATCTCGAGAGAGCGCGCCAAGCAGGCGCTGCGGAGGGCGGGGTTGTGATCGGTGACGGGCTGCACCGGGTGCACGCAGCGCCTGCCGCGGGCAAGGGCGGCAACAGCGTCGACATTGGCGCGGTGAGATGGCGCGGCGAGTCCAGCGCAGGCGCGCCAAAGCGCGAGATGGCGCATCGAATCGCCACGTGCTGGAACGTGCTCGAGGGTTGGCCGACCGCCGCGCTCGAAGCGGGCTGTCTGCGCGAGGTGGACGATGCCGCGCTCGCGTTGTTGTCCGCGCTCGAGGGCGAGACCCTGACACAGGAGGGCAACCTTGCGCGCGAGCGTCTGCGCGCAGCATTCGCCGCGCGTGACCCTCAGCAGGACCTGTCTGGCGGCAGGCCGGCCGACTGCGACGACTGCTACCCGCCGAAAGATGCCTGACCGTCCGCCCAGCTTGCGGCCACCGGCCGGCCCGCGCGACAAGCGCCCGATGGGCAGCGGGTCGATCGAGGAGCGCGACGGCCGCCACCGCGTGCGGGTAAGGGTCGCGGGCCGCAAGCGCACGCTCGGCACCTACGCGACCCACGCCGAGGCGGCAGCGGTGCTCGAAGCGGCGCTAGAGCAGCTCTCGGCCGACCGCACCGCAAGCCCCGGCGCCACCACGCTGCGCGATTGGATCGCGCGCTGGCTCGAACAGCGCCACCTCTCGGGTGTCGTGCGCTCGGTCTACGACGACGAGTCACGCTTGCGCGCGCACGTGCTCTCTGAGCCGTGGGCCGACGACGCGCTCGACCAGATCGACCGCCGCACCGTGCGGGCATGGGCGATCTCGATGCTGTCGCGCGAGGGCCGACGCCACGCCGGCGACGGCAAGCTGGTCAGCACCGGCCGGCGGCTCTCGCGCCACACCGTCAGCCACGTGCTCGCGACCCTGCGGGTGTGCCTGCGCGACGCCGTCGAACTCGGGCTGCTCGACGAGAACCCAGCCGCCGGCGTGCGGGTGCCGGCCGCGCAGTACACGCACGAGCCCTGGACGTACCTCACACAGGGCGAGATCGACGCGCTGCTGTCGTGCGAGCTCGTGCCCGCGCCGTATCGGCTTCTCTACCGGGTCGCCATCTACACCGGCCTGCGCAAGGGCGAGCTCTGGGGCCTGCGCTGGGGCGACTGCTACCTCGACCACGCGACCCCGCACCTGATGGTGCGCCGCTCAAGGTCCGCAGCCCCGAAGAACGGCAAGATCCGAATGGTGCCGTTGCTCGGGCAGGCACGGGAGGCGCTCGAGCAGATGAACTCCATTTGTTCAGATTTGGCCCCTGATCGTTCAGCCGAAGGGGGTGATCGTTCAGCCGACCTCGTCTTCCCGGCACCCGACGGCTCGATGCGCGCGCGCTGGAACGACGCTCGGTGGAAGCAGCGCCGCAAGCCCTACACCACGGCCGACGGCGAGCGCCGCCACATCACCGAGCCCGGCTACCGCGAGCTCGCCGGCATCAAGCGCCACGTGCGCTTCCACGACCTGCGGCACACGTGCGCGAGCCATCTGCTGATGGGCACCTGGGGCCGAGCGTGGCGGCTCGAGGAGGTGCGGGATTTGCTCGGCCACAGCGACACCGCGGTCACGCAACGCTACGCCCACCTGGCGCCCGATCGCCTGCACGCCGCGGCCGCGGCGACGGTGCTCGAGCGGCCCCAGACTGGCCCCACGGCACACGCTGCGAGCACCGCGGGCAGCGTGATCGGCGCCGACAACGCGCTGCAATCGCTGGACATTGCGCGGGGAGCCATCTCCGAGATTCGAACTCGGGACCGACGGTTTACGAAACCGGTCGGGAGTGACGGACGTCATGGTGCTTTCGGCCCGTTGGGGCTGGCGTGGGGCCACGAAGCGCATGAGCTGGCGATCGACATTCTGCGGCGCGCCGCGCGCGGTGATGCCGTGCCTATCGAGGCAGCACACGGACTCGCTCAAGCCGTAGCCTCACACAAGGCGTTCAGGCTTGCCGCTGCCGTCCTGGCAGAGCTCGGCCAGCCCACGGCCCAGTCGCTGGCGGTCACACTCGCCGTGCTCGTTACGGAGGCGCTCGAGCGCACGCCGGAGGCCGGTCATGGCTGACCCGGAGGGACAGCTAGCTCGGCGACGAGAGCACGTCGCCGTCCTCGCCCGCGATCTCTATCGCGAGGGGCGCATCGGTATCGCCGTATGTGCTGGTGTAGCGAATCATGCCGCGAGCCCCGTGGTAGCGGTGATGTAGGCGCGAATGAAAGCATCCAACTCCGAGGACGCATCCTCGACCATGATCAGTAGATAGAATTTGCCACCCGACACACTCGGGTGCCCGACGTTGATCGCATCTACACTGTCGCATCCCGATGTGCCGGTGAACGCCGGCGATATCGCTGCGCCGTCGAGCTTGCCCACAAGCCCACTCGCCAAAAACTCAATGCTGGCGGTATGCCAGGCTGTGTCCGCAGCCGGGCTCGACAGTGTTATTTGTTGCAGCCCTCCGGGCTCGGGCTCGGCCTCCATAACAAAACTGCCACCACTGCGGTACAGCGCTGCATCGCCCGGACCACACAGCACGGCGCATGGTGCCATGACGCCCGACGCGTGTTGCGTCACAACGAAATACATTCGAATGCGGCGACCGCTCGACAACGATATTGCTGTGTTGGTCAGGATGTCGTCAGCGTCGTTTGGTACCGTGTACGGGAGGTTGTTTGGCCCTCCACTCGCCACATATAGAGGCTGCAAGCTCGCTGTTGCCTGCGTGCAGTGATAGGTGCCCCATCGATCGTTGAGCTGCGAGACGTTCGCACCGTTTAGCGTGACGTTCGCCGCGGACACCTCGAGCCAGACGTGCCGCGTGAAGCCAGTGCCATTGGTGACGACGGCATCCCATGTCGCTGCGACGACGATCTCGTCATACGCGGTGGACGCGCCGTCGTGTACGGTGAGCCGCAGCACAATCGCTGCGGATGGAGCGCTGGGCGTAAATGTGCTGATAAGCGACGTGTCATCGCCGAATACGCCCGCTCCACCACTCTGCACGGTCCACTCGTACGTATAGCTCCCGGTTCCACCAGACGCTCCCACTCCGGCGAGGACAGCAACCCCGTTGGCCCAAGACGTAGGAGCTAAGCCTGCGTCTACCGTCAGACTCACCCCGAGCGTCGCCGCGCCCTCCGAGCGCGTCGAGCATGCGCCGGCCAGCAGCCTCACGACCGCATTCGGCGACGAGAGCACGTCGCCGAATGCGATCGGCACCTCGCCGGCCGTCGTGATCGCGACGACTTCCACCGCGCACCGCCGGCGATCGTCCAGCGACACGCTAAACGCGCGCACAGCCACCACCCCTGGCGTAGCAAGCGCCACCTGTCTGAGCACGGCGCGCGCCAACCGCAGATTCGGGTGCTTGACGAAGACCAGCTGGAACCACGGCACCCCTACCCGTGAGTCCAAAAACCATTCGCCGAGAAACGTGCGGAATCGGATTCGCAGGCTCTGCACCACAGCATCGGCGCCGACCGCTAGGCTGAGCCGTCCCTGCGTGATCGTCAGGTCCCCGGTCGCCAGATCGAGCCTAATATCACTACTCATCGCTCACCTCTGCCGCACAGGCGGCTGCGCGTCCTGCAGGGCCCGCGCAGCCGCGGCCTGCGGGTCGAGGCCTTCCCGGCGGGCCTCGTCGTAGGCCATGCGCGCACGCTGGGCGGCCTCCGCTCGACGCCGCGGCTCGGCAGCGTCGGCGGCCGTGAGTGAGACGTACCGGCGCCAGAGATCGATCTCTCGCGTGCGTACCTCACGCTCTCGCTGCTCTGCAGCGAAGCTGCGCTCTTCAAGCACCCGCAGCCCGCGCCCAAGAGCCTCCGCGGACGCGCGAATGGGGGTGAGGTCGTCATCTCGCGCGAATCCATCCAGGTACACCCAGGCACCGCCCGCGAGCGACGTGAGCACGCCGACCGCAGACCAGAAGGTGCCGGAGCTGAGCACTTGCCGCGCTGAGCTCCAGGTGTCTCGTGGCGCCACACCTAGGTCACTCCTATCGAGATGGTGGCAGGGCTCGGGCCGAGCAGCTCACGGTGCACTTCGTGCAGCTCGAGTAGCGGGAACCGCAGGCGGAGATCGGTGCTGGCCAGCGCTGCGCGCCACTGCTGCCACAGCGGCGAGCGCGGCGCCACGATCCACTGACCGCCCATGCCGCCGACCGGCGAGCCGCGCCCCTCGAAGCGACGAACGTAGGGGTTGCGGGTGGTGTGACCGACGGTCGCATGTGCATCGACCACGCAGTCCACGCAGCCGGCGGTGCAGAGCGCATCGCGCAGCCGATCGGCGAGGCCCCCGTCGCCCGCCTCACCACGTGACCCGCCGCTGCTGCACGCATAGAGCGCTACTCGCAGCCGCGGCGAGCAGCCGTGGTGGACGAGCGCGCGCGCGAGGTCACGCACAGAGGAGTTGTCGAAGCCGACCTGCAGGCCGGTCTGGTAGCCGTGGCAGAAGCAGGCCAGCAGATCGATCGGGCCCGCGGCTCCGAGCCGCGACAGGGACTCCAGGACGTGCTTACGCCGCTCTGGCGCAGTCCGGGTGCAGTCGATGCTCTGCACGGATGTGCTCGGCAGATGATGGAGCTGCGCGAACGCTCGAGCCTCGGGCGCGAACGCTCCTGAGTAGTCACGGCGGCCGCGCGAATCGCGGTCGGGCGTGAGGATGAGGGCGCGCATCAGCAGCACCTCGGCGTAACGATCCACTCCACCGCGACCTCGCGAGTGCCACCCGCGGTCGTGATGCGCCAGGCGACGCAGAAGAGCGCGGGCACGCTCGGTTCTAGGATCATCCCCCAATCGATCACCCACATGAGTCCGGCCCCGCCATTGATCACGATGGCCGAAAACCCGTCATTGCCACCAAGACACGCGCCCGTTGGTGTGCGCACCTTCAGCGCGCCGCTGGTGACCTCGAGCACGTCGCCGTCCTCGCCCGCGATCTCTATCGCGAGGGGCGCATCGGTATCGCCGTATGTGCTGGTGTAGCGAATCATGGCGTCCAGTCCTCTCCGTAGTAGCTTTCAAGTAGAGCTACCACCGCATCGCGTCGCGCCGCTGTGCCGCCCTTGCACACGACGATCGCCATCATGCGCCCGCCAAACGCATTGCCCGACGGCAGTCCCATCCTGTGTCCGAGGTTCACCTGCGTGCACTCGTATTCGGTGCGCACCATGCCGCTGGCATCCGGGACGTCATAGGTGCCGCCTCCGGCCGAGTCTAGGGCCACGTGAAGCAGCCCGTCGGCGTCATCCATCCACCCCGAATACAGGTACGGATTGCTGATGTCGTTGTCTACTGTCGCAGTGCTGCTGCATTCGCGCACCGTGCTATCACCGTCCACGTAAGCCTGGCAGCGCACGATATTCGACGTCATCACCCGCGCTCTGATCACCTTGCCGGTATCGCCGGAAGAATCCGAGTAGTCTACTATGGTGCGCGTGGTTGATGCGTCGCTTATGGAAAACACCACGAAGCACGCTAAGGCGTCACTCGATGCAGCGAGCCCAGCGAAACCCGACGCCAATCGATAATGTTCAGATTCGGCGCGAGTAAAACCTACGTACGCTCGGTTGTTGACGCACATGCCGTCGGGACTCGGCGTGGGCTGATAGCTCCCCGTCTCTTGCGTCACGTGGTTTGCGTACGAGCTCGAGTCCGACCACTGCGACGCTGTGGCGTTCTCGGCGATCAACAGGTGCACGCAATCTGTCCCGAGCAGTGTCAGGAGGTCTGACACAAGCGTCTCCCACGCAGGGACATCGACCGTGAGCGTCGCCGCGCCCTCCGAGCGCGTCGAGCATGCGCCGGCCAGCAGCCTCACGACCGTGAGCGTCGCCGCGCCCTCCGAGCGCG